ACTATTAGGAGTGGAAGTAAAAAGAATTTTGGTAGTTTTACCTGATGAGATAGTAGGAAAAACAGAAGCAAAAAACTCATCCCAATTTTCAACAAAAGCCGTTTCATCGATATACAGTAGAGAGATAGATTTACCACGAATAGCACTTGATGATGTTGCCGCCGCTATAATCTTACATCCGTTCTCAAATTCTACTGATCCCTTGTTCCACTCAACAACACCCTGTTGCATCCACTTTGGTAATGCCTCATATGCAATTTTTATTCTATCTAAAATTTCTCTTGCAGCCTCACCCTTGTTGGCCAGTAAAGCAACTGTTTTATGGTCGTTGAATAAAACGTAATGTAAAATTATAGCGACAGCTGTAGTAGTTTTACCAGCTTGTCGAGATGTACAAACTGCAACCTGTCGACTACCATTCATCTTTTCAATAATTTCTTTTTGATAATCATAAACTTTAAGGGATATCAAACCATGATCAACGTGAACTATTTTGATATATTTTTCTACGAAATACAAATTATCTTCTGAGCACTTGACATACTCTTCAAGCATGTCAGGCGACCATTGTATTTCAATTCCCTTACGTTTTAGGTTGGCATTACCGTTATAAGTCTGCGTTGCCATCTTTACCTTTCAACATCTTTAATACATCAGATGTGCTACCAACAAATAAATTATTATTTACAGTTTCAGGATTGATTTGGTCTTGTGTTAGATCTTTTACTTTTTTCTGTATGTCTAATAAATCTTTGTTGGCATCAACTAGAGTTTTTGTTAATTGACCAACAACTTCAAATGCTCGAGGGTGATCGCTCTGTTTAGCTATTTCTAATAAATAATCTAAAGCTTCAGACCCCTTTCCTATTACTGAATGGATGTTATCTCTTGCGAACTGATAATCAGTTTGAACATCATCCCCTTGATCTTTTGGGATAGCAATTTCGGGCTTTTCATCTTCTACTAATTCAGATTCTATTTCGAATAACTGATTTAAATTATCTGTCACATTATTTTTCATTTCAATATCCTGTATTAGCTGCAACAATTGGCATGTATATAGAAGTGTTACCAGTAGCAACGGTGATCGTCCCATGTGATTGGTTATTAGATTCAGACCAATAGTAATAATTTCCTGGATCTTTTGGAGCAAATATTAGATATTCTCCACTTGAAGTATCTTGATTAATAACAAGTTGCGAGTTTGATATTGCAGTGTTTGGGGTGTGATCGACGTTATTTGACACATAGACATTAGAAACGGCATCTGCATATAGATATAGAATTGAATCGCAAGAAGTCATATTAATAGTCGGGAATATTCCCTGCACATTAAATGTGTTTGCTGCAGAGGAGTTAACATCATAACCTTCTGCTTGCAAAAGACCATTATTTGCAGCAGATAAGACAACTTCATATGAATTCATATTATCTTGTAAAGCATCATTTTTAAGTTTGAATGAAACTCCAGCACCAGTTGAGCCACTATCAACAAAGGTTCCAGAAGAATTTGAAAATAATTCTCTGTATGTGAAATTGATAGATGAAGCCACGTATCTTTCTAAGTAATCCCTAACAAAGAACGTATTAGCCGCTGCGTCAAAATACGCATTACTCACACTACCCAAACTATTATTTCCTACCGAAACTTTCATTTCATTTTGTTCTATTTGTAGTGCTAGAACAGCTGTATTAGAAGATGTGTTTGCTGAAATGATTCCAGAAATGGTATTTGATGTGAATATATCTTTCCTCAGAGGAGACAAATCAGAGATTATATTATATGATATTTGATCACTTTCATTGAAATTGATGGCACTCAAAGTTTGAGTTACATTCGAGCTATTGCTGATTTGATCAAATGATAACATATTCAAAGTAGGATTTGTTATGTTTGTTATATTGATAGAAACATTTGCTTCATTCTGTGCATTGTCAAATCCTTTGATGAAAAATTTAACTTGATTGTTTCCAGATTGACTTCTAACATCGTCGAATAAATCGAATGTTAAAGAAGAAGATCCGTTTGCAATCACAAAACTATTATTTCCAGTTGATGTTGACATCGCAGAATTAGAGACTGTACCATTAGCAACAGAAAATCCTTCAGCCCCTAATCTGTATGATGACCCTTCCGGAACATTTTCTGTAGTTAGGTTAAACACTAATTGACTATTACCGGATACAGCGATTGAAGTATTTGGTGATACAGACAAGAAGAACTTTCTATCGAAGGAAGTGTCAGTAATTGTGATGGTAACATTTGCTTGACCATTATCTAAAGCAATATTCATATATTCTGTAGATTCAGTTAAGAAATCTTTTCTTACAGGTATTGTGATTTTTCCTTCTTGATCAAGAACAGTAAAGTATCCAGTGAGATTCTTTGTTATATCTGCACTAGAAATACCTGTTATTGTCCATGGCACTCGAGTCCTATCTGGAACACCCAGAGCTTGCAGAGTAACGATAACGTTGTCAGGTGCGGTATTTGCTACGTTTTCTCCTTCTTGAGCAATTAAAGGTGATGCGCTCAAAGCAAAGAAAGGAGTGATACCTTCAAATTGAGCAGCCTCTTCATCTGCAGGAGTAACTCCGATGTCTACTTTTCTGTTTATAATATCGAAATAATCTTCTTTGTCAAAGGCAAATCCATAATTTGAGTTAGCATCTATTTGAGAAATCGGAACACTTGCAGTTGATGAATCTGTTGCACTTCCATTAGCCAACAATCCAGGAGTTGTTGTAATCTTAGAGAAAGAATCTCTGTATCTATTTGTATCTAAACTTGTTGCTGTAACTTTTGTTCTTTTGATGACCCCCTTATTTCTGACTGGTCCAAACATATATCCTTTGATTGTAAAATTAAATGTATATATTATTGCTCTTCGAGTCTGAAAGTCTGCCTCATAAGAATCTTCAATTGACATGTCATCAAGTATAGTTGGAACGTCAAAATATTCATTCATATCAGAAGTTATTTTAATGCTATGAGTCCACTCTGGTCTAAAAAATGGAAGTATTTGTTCAACCACTTGTACAGCATCTTCATTATTAGCAAACATACCATATAAAACCATACTAATATCGTAAGGTGCTGGTGTGTTCTGAGTTTTTAAAACATCACCACCTGAAGATGTATTCAAGATTCTATTCATCTTATTATATGATCTTGTAGCATCATAACTAACGTTAAGAATTTCGAATGATAGTCTAGGAAGAACTGTCGAAAACGGTCTATTTAAATTTGGATCTTCTCTCATTCTAGCTAGAAATTTTTCTTTTGGTCCGTAAGAAATTGGAACAGCTATTGATTGTATTAACTGTCCTGAAGAATTGTATCTTCCAACTTCTAAATCGTTAAACATATTACCAAACATGATAATATATTTTCTAAGCGCACCGTGATAAAAACTATGTCCAAACATCACCAAGTTCCTTTTTCAGAGAAGGGATTAAATTCGCTAAAGTCGATAAAATCTGATTCTTCAGCTTTACCTTCTGCTTCAAGTTGGAATGCAGCATTTTTTGCCCCTGCAGTATTTGCTTCTTGATATTCTTCTAGGATAATATATTCGCTTTCTTCTGATAGTAAGAAAAAAGGTAATTCTGGCTGTTCTGTATCAAAGGTGATGGTTGGTGGCGTTACATATCCAGAACCCATATCTTCCATTCTAACCCTATCTACACCGCCGCCAACAAATAAAATAGCTGTTGCGTTTGCAGTTCTTGCTTTTCCAGGATGATTAATTGTTATCGTAGGAGCAGTGGTATAATAACCCTTTCCTGCATTAATTAAATTTAATGATTCTACAGTTCCATTTAATAAATTTGCAGTTGCTCTTGCCTGAACATTATTGAAATCTTCATATAGTAATGTTCCATTCAAACTAGAAGATTTAGCAATTCCCTTTACGACTTCAACTGTTCCAATAAAATCTGTTGGGGTAGAATTAATGTATAGATCGTCTAAGTATCCTGAAAATGGTGTCATGGTAAACGTTGAATTTGTGGCGGCAGATATTGTTTGACCGCCAGTACGAACTTGACCCCCTAATGCCATTGGCATAGTGTTAGTAAAACCTGATGTTACTGATGTCAATATACCATTTATTCTAGTCTTTAATGTAGTAGTTGATCCATCACCATCAGTTGTAAGCTTCACTTTATTCCATAAATTTTGTTGAATGGTCGTGAAGATTCCTGTGTTTGTCACAAGATGGGTTGGAGAAGTATTTGCATTATCTCCTGTTGGAATATATCCTAGATCTCCATTAGAGAAAAATCCATATACAGTATTACCAGTAGTGAGAACTGTACTAAACGTAGAAGTGTTTGGCATACTTGATGGATACAACCAAAATTCTAAGTCTCCATTTATAGAAACTACATCAGTCTCAATATTAATACCTATATCTTCTGATGATAATGAGTTGTCTCCAAATTTAGCAAATCTAGTTGGTGGGGAAGATATAGAAACTGATGGTGGGGTTTCATAAGCTCTACCATTTTCAATAACGTTAAGCCCTACTGTGCCCCTTAACGCATAATCAATATATGATACAGCTTGTGCTTG